AGAAAAGAAATTAAGAAAAAGTATCCTAAAAAGGATGTATAAATAGTATTAGTGAAGAGATTCTTTCAACAAATAACAGAATGGAGATTATATTATGAAAGTTACATTACGAAACATTTACGGAGCAAGTGGAATTCTAGGATTGCTTGTGGAGCAACAACTACCGATTCGAGTGGCATTCCGGCTGACTCGACTCATTACCCGACTGAACGAGGAGTATACGAATCTTGATGCGACTAGGAGGAAATTGGTTGAAGACTATGGGACGAAGATTAAAGAATCTGACCCTACTAATCCATCCTTCACATTTAGCGAAGATAATCAAAAGAAGTTCACAGAGGATTTTGAAAACCTCTTATCGGAAGAAGTCGAAATTGACTGGTCACCGATGTCGATTGAAGACTTGGGCACAGATATCAATCTATCCGTTAGAGAACTCAATGCGATTGGGTTCATTTTCAAAGAATTTGAAGATATTGTCCCTACAGAGAAATCTGATACAAAAGAAGTTGCTACCGCCTAAACCTATTCGGTGTAGATGCCGGTCCCGACTATCGACTACATATATGAAAGTTCGGAGGAAATAAAGGTATGGCACTAGCAAGTAGAGACAATTTAAAAAACCATGCTCTTCGTAAATTGGGGGCTCCAGTTGTTGAAATCAACATTGATGATGCACAACTAGAAGACCTAATGGACGATGCATTGCAGATGTTATCTGAATATCATTTTGATGCTGTAGAACGAATGTATTTAACACATACTATCACAGAAGAGGATTTTGCTAACAGATATGTCACTGTATCAAATAATGCTATTGTTGCTGTTACTCAAATGTATCCTGTGGGATTTGAGAGTCATGCTGCCAATATGTTTGATGTTCGGTATCAATTAGCACTTAGTGATTTCTGGGGATTGCAATCTATGGATTTGGGCCATTGGGCAATGGTTCAACAACATCTTCGTCTGCTTCAACAAATGTTAGAACCAGAAAAGAACCTTAGATTTAATAGAGTAACCAACAAACTTCACATTGAGGGTGATTGGCCTGTTGACTTACAGGTTGGTGGAAAAATTATTGTAGAGTGTTATGCTACTGTTGACCCCGAAACATTCCCCGAACTTTATGATAATATCCTTCTTAAAAAATATGTGACTGCATTATTCAAAAGACAATGGGGTCAAAACCTTTCAAAGTTTAGTGGAATGCAATTGCCGGGTGGTGTTGAATTCAATGGTACAGAAATTTATGAACAAGCAAATGATGAAGTAAATAAAATTGAAGAAGAGATTCAAGACAAATATGAACTTCCATCTGATTTCTATACGGGGTAATTACACATGGCAACAAATCCTTACTTTTCACGGTACAGTGACCCCGAACAAAATTTAATAGAAGACTTAACAATAGAATCTATTAAAATGTATGGCCATGATATGGTATACATTGTTCGTGAAACTGTTTCTGAAGATACATTGTTTGGTGAAGATATAGACAATGATTTTAGTGATGGTCGTGAAATTGAAATGTTTATTGAAACTGTAGATGGTTTTGAGGGTGATGGTGATTTCATTTCTAAATTTGGTTTAGATATTAGAGATTCTATGAGTCTTGTTGTATCTAAAAAACGATGGGAAGAAACCTATGCGGGGACAGCCGTTACTGGAGCAACCAGACCAAGAGAAGGTGATTTAATTTATTTTCCATTAAGCAAAGGATTATTTGAAGTAACTTTTGTAGAACACGAAAATCCATTCTACCAATTAGGAAAAAACTACACATATAAAATGAATTGTGAATTGTTCCGTTACAGTGGTGAGGATATCACAACTGGCTTTACAGATATTGATACTGAAGTTAGCGAGTATAAAGATTTTGCTATTGACCTTGTTGTGGTAACAGGAGGAACAGGAACATATACAATTGGAGAAACTGTTACTCAGGGAACAACCACAGCAAAGGTTCTTGCTTGGACACCTGAAACATTTACAATTAGAATTACTGACCTTGTTGGAACAGTTACTACTGGTTCGAACATCATTGGTTCGACTTCTGGGGCGAGTTGGTTGTATGATACAGCAAGTGGGTCTTCTTCTACAACCACAAACATCTATCAAAGTGGCCCGGCCGGTGGGTCTTCTGATACGGGGTTCACTGATAATCCTGTTATTGATTTTGAACTTGGTGATATTGTAGACTTTACTGAGAACAATCCATTCGGGGAGGATATTGACTAATGTTTTCTAGCGTACCATTTTATCATCAATCTATTCGAAAGACTGTTATTGCATTTGGGTCTTTGTTTAATGACATTTATGTAAACATGGAAGATGAAATTCTTCGTGTTCCTTTAGCATATGCACCCAAACAAAAATGGTATAATAGAATCAGTGATGGAAAGTTGGAAGATGGCCGAACATTTTCAATGACTTTACCTAGAATGGGTTTTGACATCATCAATTATACTTATGACCCTGCTCGAAAACGAAACACCATAATGCAAACAATGAAAATTCATGATTCCGAGGGTGTTACGGGATATGATGATGTAAAAAAAGAACAATATTATCGATATGCTGAAGTGCCATATAATATTGAGTTTGGTTTATACATTATGACAAAAAACATGGATACTGGTTTGAGAATAATTGAACAAATCCTTCCATACTTCACACCTGAGTTTACTGTTACAATTAACTTTACAGAAATCGATAAGCAAATTGATATTCCAATTACTTTAAGTTCTATAGAATCGGAAGATTTATATGAGGATGGATTTGAAGAAAGAAGAACAATTGTGTGGACTTTAAATTTTGAAGCACAGACATATTTCTATGGTCCAATCCGTGATTCTAAAGTTGTTCTTTTTACAGCAACTGGTTTCCATGATAGTTTAGATGAAACAGCAGAAAGAGATGCAGAGACACAAAAAGATTTAACAAGATTAACAGCATATGCAGTAGAAGCAGGCATTACAGGTGGGCTTACTGGACCGGCCGCAACAGGTCCAGATATTTATGAAGCACGAATTGAAAAGGAACTATTCAAAGATATTGATAGTACATGGTTTGAATAATAATTATGCCTAAAAAGAAAAAAACAGTAGATGAAAAATTGTCTAATGCTTTAAATATAGAAACAGAAAAAGTAGAAGCAAAAGAAACAAAAGAAATAGTTCATGATGGTGGTTCTGCGGGTGGGTATCCTATTATACCAAGTGAAAATCCACATATTGATAATGATTACACAACAGTTAGAAAAAACCTTAGAGAAATTATTGATACTGGTAAGGGTGCATTAGATGGTATCCTTGAGGTAGCAAGTGAAGGTGAAGCACCAAGAGCATATGAAGTTGCGGCTATCATCATGAAGCAAATTACAGAAGCGAACAACGACCTAATCAATCTACATCAAAAGTTAAAAGATATTCGTAAATTTGATAAAGGTAGTACACAATCTGCTGAAAATATCACAAACAATGCCATTTATCTTGGTTCTACAAAAGAATTGCAGGATTTTCTTACAACTAAAAAAGAAGATAATATTATTGATGTTGAGGTAGTAGATAATGACAGACAAACTGATACCTGATTCATATCTAGGTAATCCAAACTTAAAACCGGCAAATGTCCCTGTACATTTTACTCCCACACAAGTTGAAGAGTATGTTAAATGTCAAGGCGACCCCATTTACTTTATTGAAAACTATGTGAAGATTGTTACTCTTGACGATGGCGTTCAACCCTTTATTCCTTGGGACTTTCAACGAGAACTCCTTGACATTATTCATACTAATAGATTTGTAATTACCAAATATCCCAGACAGAGTGGTAAATCTACTTCTGTTATTGCTTACATCTTGCATTATGTTTTATTTAATCCTACAGTCACAGTTGGTATTCTTGCTAATAAGTTAGCCACAGCAAGGGAACTTCTGGGTCGTTTGAAAATGGCATATGAACATCTTCCCAAATGGATGCAACAGGGTGTAGAGGAATGGAATAAAAGTTATATTGATTTAGAAAATGGTTCTAGAATTATGGCTTCTTCCACTTCATCGAGTGCAGTTCGTGGTGGTTCATTTAATATGATTTTTCTTGACGAATTTGCCTATGTTCCGCAAGAGGTTGCGGAAGAATTCTTCAGTTCTGTATACCCCACCATTGCTTCGGGTAAATCTTCGAAGGTGTTAATCGTGTCCACACCCAAAGGACTAAATTTATTCTATAAATTATGGGTTGGTGCAGAAGAAGGAACAAATGATTATGTTCCAGTGGAAGTCCATTGGTCACAAGTTCCAGGCCGTGATGCGGCTTGGAAGAGACAAACAATTGCCAACACATCCGAACAACAGTTTCGTGTAGAATTTGAATGTGATTTTATTGGTTCGATGAATACATTGATTTCCGCATCAAAATTAAAAATGATGGCATGGAGGAAACCAATACTTCGAAATGATGAAGGTCTTGACATCATAGAAAAACCAAAGAAAGACCATGTATATGCAATGACCGTGGATGTGTCACGGGGTGTTGGTATTGATTATCA